AAATAGAAGACAGCAATTTGGATATATATCAAAGGGTGGGCTAGTCCCTAAGTTTTTTGCTCGTGGAGGGTTTGCAAAAGGAACAGACACAGTTCCAGCAATGCTAACGCCTGGAGAATTTGTAATGAGCAAGTATGCTGTAGATACTCACGGTATTAATACTATGAAGGCAATGAATAGTGGAAAAGAACTTGGCGGAGCAGTGTATAATAATACATATACATTAACAGTAAATGCCAAGACTGATGCAAACCCTAATGAGATTGCACAGGCAGTTATGTCGACAATTAGAAATGTTGAAGGCAGAAGAGTTAGAGGAGTATCATTAAATGACTGATCCAGCACCAGACCGTAGAGTTTCCTACATGTTAGGCCGTAAGAAATATCACAGACCAAGTGGCATGCTCTGGTCTGAAAATTCGGGTACCCTTCAAGATGGGCTTTATGTTCCTAATGGCTATGAAGTAGGGGCAGACCCTGAACTAATTGAGGATCCATCACTAGCAGATCAGTTTTTGTTGATTACTGATGATAACAGAATGCCTTTGCAGTTTAAAAATGAAAGAATAGAAAAAAGAGAAAGAATGATTAATGGCCGTATGAGATCTTATCATATTGCTGACAAACTAACTTTAAGTACCAGTTGGTCATTAATTCCATCTAGGTCTCACAATGATATTCCAACATTCGATACAGACACTGGGCTTTCTACAAACAAATCATATACAACAGATGGAGGAGCAGGTGGTGCTGACATGCTTGAGTGGTATGACTCACACAAAGGATCTTTCTGGGTGTTCCTTGCTTATGATAGAAAAGGCATCTTTAAAGGAACTGCAGAACCATATAGACATCTTCAGCAATACAATCAATTGATTGAAATGTTTATTAGCGACTTTTCTTACTCTGTTGAAAAACGAGCAAACAAGTTTGATTACTGGAATGTCTCAGTGACTTTGGAAGAAGTATAATGTTTGAAGACAAAGATTTAAAAGCATTTTTAGAAAGTGCTGATACTGTTAGGAATAAGTCGGCAGTCATTGCAGAACTAAATATGAACAGAACAAACAATATTAGACATATTGGAAACTATAGATATAGGCCTACACAGCCAGCGTCTATATATTCTTCTTTGCCAACAAGTTTTGATATTAATGATGCTGGAAATTTTTATACAGGAGCAACTGATGCAGATATTTTAATTGATGGCACTTTTGAAAATGATAATACTCCAACTACATTTTTAACTAAAAAAGAAAAAACACAAACTTTATACTCACTAGAGAGTTGTTTTGAAAGATTTAGACCAAGGTCTGGAATCAACAAGGCAGTATATTTTGAAAATGGTAAACTGCACTATCCTAATATGTTTATGGCAGATAGACCTAGATATTATATGCCAGAGAAAAAGGATAAGTTTAAATACTGGACCTCATACAGAACTGAGTCTGGTCAAGAGTATGGAATTTCTTCAAAAGTAAGTGGTTCTCAAAACTCCATTGAAGATGCTTGTCCTTTTGTAGTATATAAAGATCAGGTACCAACAAACAGAGTTGTAATTAAAATGCAAACACATACTGGAACCGAAGACCTAGGGCCATTCTCATCTTCAACAGGATCTTTTGCTGATCCATTTTACGGAGAAGTAAATCAAAAGGTTCCAAGCAGATGGAAGATTCAATTTTTAAAAGACAACAACTGGCAAGACATTATTTCTTTTGACCCATCAAAAAGAAGAAGAGATGGTTCTGCAATTATTAAAAGCGATGGGTATGTTGAAATTGCTTATGGCTTTATTGTCCCAGAGGAATGGAGAAATGTATTTGTTTTTGCTGAGGTTTATTCAAGCGAGACCCTTCTTCCTGAGCAGTCTGTAATTGGATATGCTTATCTTATTAAAGCAAACGAAAGCGATATCGGTGCCTATCATATCTGGAACGGATCAGCCTATGAGGTTGTAACTCCAAAATATGGCTGGTATGTTCAAGATGAGACTGTTGACAGATTAACCAACTTCCTTACAGATGCAACATCTCCAGCAAAGTTTGTAAACCCATTAAACAATAGAGTTCAGTATAGAGAGTTTGANTTTATTTCTGGAATTAGAATCGTTGTAGATTCTATGACATCAAAAGACTCAACATTTGATCTGATTGAAATATCTCCAAGGCTTACTATGAATCTTTCTGATAAAGTTATCAGTTATTCAATTAACAAGAGTGCCTCTGACCTAGGTCTAAGTGGTTTGCCTGTTGGTCAATTGGTTGCGTCAAATGGAAGTGTTAGTATCTTTGATCATGATCAAGCCTTTAATGATAACAATCCTTTTTCTTTTGATACTGGCCAAGGTAGCATAATATCAAAATATGTGGACAGCCATGTACAGTTTAAGTTTTATGAAATTATTATAAATGTTAATGGATGGGACTACTGGGTTCCAATGAAGACATTGTACTCAGACTCATTTCCAAAAACAGATCTAGAGAATAAAAAAATCTCGATAGCCTTAAGAGATATGTATTGGTATTTAGAATCACTTACAGCCCCAGAAATATTGATGACAGAGGTTTCTGTTAGTTCTGCAGTGTCTTTACTGTTAGACAGCATCGGGTTTTCTAACTATACATTTAAAAGAATTCTAAATGAAAAAGAAATGATTATGCCATTCTTTTTTGTTGCTCCAGACAAGAGTGTTGCTCAAGTCCTACAAGATTTGGCAGTGTCAACACAGACAGCAATGTTCTTTGACGAATACAACAATTTTGTTATGATGAGCAAAGACTATATTATGCCAACTAAAGAACAAAGACCAACTACATTTGCCCTTAAAGGGACTAACGATCTATATGAAGAAAACGAAATAAAAAACAAAACAGTCGACAACTCTAAACTGGCAAACGTTATCTCAGTATCAAATGAATCAAACGCTATCTATAACGGAGGCTCGATAAACTATACCGTCAGACACATTCAAAGATCCATTGGAACTTTAAGGCAGGCAGGCCTATTAGAAGATGAAAGAATGTATGCTTACAAGCCAGCCTTACTTTGGGAAGTGTCTGGTACCGAAAATACAAAGTCAATCAATAACGAAGTTGGCACAATGTCCTCATACGTTCTTGCTGCCATCCCTTTAAACTCTAACCTATCAGATAAAGTCCCAGAAGTAAAAAACGGTATCGTAATCAATAATACCTTCAGCCTAGGAGAAGCAGTATACTGGATAACAAGATACAACGGATACTTCTACTCTAGTGGAGAGGTTATAAAATATGATGCCGTTCAATATAATGTTAGTGGGTTTGGTAATGTCTGGATATCATCGGTTGAAGAATATCAGAACTACTTTTCTAAGTTGCCATTCAATGGGAAGATCTACCCTACTGGCCTTGTAAGAATTTATTCTGTGCCAAACTATGAGCAGATGCCTGGTGTCTTAAAGTTAAAGAATGGTCCAGTAGCAAAGCATGGCCGTGGTCAATTTGGAACAACAGTTGTAGAGCATTCTGCTGGTATCTCTGATTATTGGAAATCTGATGACAACGTAAAGGGCTGCTCTATGGCTTCAGAATATTTATTTGAAACAAAGGCTGATTCTCCAGCAACAACTATAGATGCTGCAGGAAAAACATTAAGCAGTGGCGTTGCATCAGATGCTTTAGCAAGAACCTCAACAAGAACAGGNCTTNTTAAAAATTTCTTGTCAACTGCTCTAACAGGAGAAATAACTACAAAGACTCAGCAAGTTCCTGGATCTGTACAGTCATCAGCATTTTCTTTAACTGGACCAAACTTTACAACAAAAGATAAACCAAGAGACTTTATCTCTTATGTGCACAAGCCTTTAACAGACAAGAAATATAAGCACTTTGGTACAAGAGTTAGACTAATTGGTAAAATAGAAAACGATCAGAGTCGAGGACAAACTGCTAACGGAGCAGCAGCATATTATGTTGTAACTGGTTCTACCCCAGATAAAAATGTTACAATCTCTGGAGGTTCTGCTGGAATAGCAGTAATGCTAAATCCAACCACTAATGTGGGGTATTACTTTGAAATTGCAGCACTTGGTTTGAACAAGTTGTCAGAAAGAGAAAAACAAGATGTTCAGAATGTTTTGTTTTATAAAGTTAAGTCTAGTGGAGGAAAGGGAATCCCAGTCCCACTATATAAGGGCTTGGCTAAAATTATTGTAGACGATGGTAGGTTTACTGGTCAATCAAGAATGTTTGCTGAGGAAAATCCGACGGTATATGATTTGGCAGTAGAATACGAAAACATAGGAAAGATAAGAAGATTCTATCTATATATAAACGGAACCATGGTAAAGACAGTAGACGACATAGATCCATTGCCAGAGTACTCTAATATTGCACTCTTCACTAGAGGGTCTTCAAGAGCAATGTTTGAGAATGTTTATGCATTGTGCAACAACTACTCTCAGAACACATCCTTTTCTTTAGGAACTGTGGTCAATTCTATTTTTGCAGATGCTGATATTGATGCAAGCAATTCTTTTAGAAAGTATGCTCTTAGTGGACTTATTCAGAACACATACCTTACTGGCATTGGATCTTCCGAACCACCGAAGTATAATATTTATTTTGAAGAGTTTGGAAGCATAATGAGAGAAGTAGCAGAATTTAGTTTTAGATATGACAAAGCATTTCCAGCACTAACTGCAAAAGTTTCTCCAACATTTAATAGCATAAAAGGGTTTGTTATCTCTGGCTTTAGGGCAGGTTCATACGGGGCAGAGTTCCTAGTATTTAATGCAACAGATACTGCTCTTAACTTAGATGAGACTAGTGGAAACTATCTAAGAATACAAGGAATTACTTTTACTCAGCAGTCAAACAATACCTTGACGGTTGATCAATATTTTAGCAAGAACAGTCTTATGTCGGACCCAAAGTTTGTGGCAGATAAACTAATTTCAAATCCTTTTAAGTTTAAACTAGACTATGAAGATATAAAATTTAGCAGGATGCAGCATGGTAAAAAAGATTTCTCTTTAGATGCTGCCTATATTCAATCACAAGATGAGGCATCAGAACTGATGAAATGGATTGTTACAAAAATATCAAAACCAAGAAAGTCTCTGGGGGTTAAGATATTTTCTATTCCAACAATCCAACTTGGAGATATAGTGACGCTAGACTATAAAGAAAATGGAATAGACATTGCAGCAAACTCATCTAACAGATTTGTTGTCTATAATATTGACTTCTCAAGAAGTTCTAACGGTCCAGAAATGCAATTATATTTAAGTGAGGTAATCTAATGGCAGACACAAGCATGCCAGCAACAGCAGCAATTCCAAAACCAGCCAAGACAAGTACTGTTGGTTCTGTAAAAATTGCAACACCTGATTTGCTCATCTTTGGCGAACAGGTTGTTGCTATTGAAATAATGACAGACCTTATCTTTGAAGACATAGGTGGGTTTGAACTTGCAACAATATCAAGACACGATTTGGTAAATGGTCAGACAGTAATCTACGAACCAATCAAAAACCTAACAGACCTTTACTTACAATACAATCCAAACAACGTTTTAAGACTTCAATCTGCCGACTCATTCTTTAGTTCTTTGGCTATAACACTTGCCAACTATCTTCCAAAATATGGCAACGGATATGATTTGATCGGAACTAATCCAGACTTAACAAAAAGAGTAAAGGTCTATAATGGAAAGTCTATATACATCGACCCAATAAGCGGAGACCTTGTGATTAATCTAATAAACGTAAAGGAAAATGAGCAGGTAGAGGTTGAAATATTAACTGCTGGAGGGACTTATGATGATACAATATACTAGGGGAGTAACAAATGATAACTAATTCAGGTAAAAACATCTTGGCAAAGTACCTTGTTGGGCAGACCACATCCTATGCATCTCACATTGCCATAGGCTGCGGAACAAAGCCAGTTGTCTCTGATCATACATTTAGTCCTGCCGAGTTACTAGCAATAAAAAATAAAAAGTCTTTAGAATTTGAAATGATTCGTATGCCTATTATTTCTAGAGGCTTTGTTGATGAGGACGGACAATCAAAAGTTGTCCTAACCGCAGAACTTCCAACCCAAGAAAGATATGAGATTACTGAGGTAGGTATATTTTCTGCAGCATCAAATCCAGCAGCAGGAGCATTTGATAGCAGAGTAGTTTATTCTTTTTCAGATACAGACAACTGGAGATATAGTATTGATGGACAATCTCCTGTTAATATTGTACCAAAGTATGAGCCATTGGATGGAAATTCTGCAAATGGAGTTATAAATGTCGTTGATGAAAACCTACAACCACTAAAGGTTTTTGCAACAAATGCAGACAACAGAATATTTACAGACGAAGACAGAGTTGGGTTAAATGAAAGATGTAGATTTTTAAATAACATTATTGCAATGAGAGGCGACACATCAGACATTGAATATAATTTACAAGGAAGCATGGTTGGCGCAACTGGGTCAGACAGTATTGTTTTAGATCCAACAACTATTGATTTTACCAAAAATAGCCCGTTAGATGAACTTAAACTTGCATTTTCTGTTGTTAATAAAACCCCTGGAACAGAACAAGTTCCTGCAATTGTTCCAGACAATGTTAAAATACTGCTACAGTTTTCTCATAACCTAACAAATCAGGGCGTTCAGTATGCAAAGTTTGCAGTAGACATTGATAACATAGGATACGCAAATGGAACATCTGAAAATAATCATGATTTTGAAAATAATAGATACGTAGTAGTAAGTAAAACCTTTCAAGAATTAGACAAAAGTTTAAGATTCAATTGGGCCGAAGTTACAACAGCAAGAATTTTTGTTACTGTCACTAAAAATAATTTACCTTCTGACTCTTTTTATGTTTGTCTAGATGCCCTAAGAGTTGAAAATAATACAGCAACAAACTCTTTGTACGGACTAACTGGATACTCCGTAATTAAAAATGTACAGGCTAGGCCAATCATAAAATCAGCAAACACCACAAACTACATAGAGTTTAGATTTGCATTGGACGTTTAGTTATGGCAATTACCCCAGATCCTGGAATTAAAAATGTTGTTATTAAAAAGCAGTCACTGGGAAAGGTGACAGGAAATAACAAAACTGTTTTAAGATTTAGAATAGTTGCAGAAGATAAGAACAGAAAGTCTGCTTATTCTCCAATAGTATTTACTGAATCAGAAAAGGTTGAAGATGGTACTGGAGATTTAAGACAACTGGGAAATACTCTGTTTCTTAGTTGGGACCCTGGAAATCTTTCTACACAGATACTATATGATATCTTTGTTGGCTTTGACTCTTCTAGTCCAACATACAGAGCAACAACTGGATCGACTAACTATTCATTTTTAAAAACTGGAACAACCTCAGTGAGGGCTGTTGTTCAAGTATCTTCAATAAATCCAACATTAAATACATCGTTAACTATTTATGATTCTGGAACTGAGAGTCTGGTATAATTATATTATGGCAATTTTACCCGTACCAGAACGAGGACAGCCCTTAGACGTAACCTACATCTATCAGATTGTTAAGGCTGTTAATGATCTATCAACTCAGGCTTCTACATCTGTCAATAAGTATGTCACGGTTGACACACCAAATGCAGGCAAGCAGAGCGTTAAGACTTCAGAGGCAAGAGTTATTGGTGGCTATGTTAGAGTCACAAATGGTGAAAGCCAGACTGCTGGCTCATCTCGTACATTTTCTTATTCTTTTCCAACTGAGTTTAAGTTTGTTCCAATTGTAACAGCAACCCCTGTAAGTATTGGAACTTCCTCTGACGCTGGAAAAGATGTTGTAGTTACTCTTTCTAGCGTAACCACTTCAAGCATAGAGGGATCAATCAAGTTTAATATTGGCGGAATAACAAGTGTTGGCATTAACCTTATTGCAATAGGTATCCCCAACTGATGATTTTTTGTAAAAAATGCAAAGGAAGAATGTTCCTAGATAGACAATATACAGAGATAAATAATTTAGAACTGTACTGTATGTCTTGTGGAGCACGATCATTCTTTCATCCACCAAGTAATTCTCAGGAGGGCCGATGGCTATTAAAAAGGGAACAATTGAGAGCGAAGGCTACAATGTCCTCCCTGTAATTCCAGGGAATAAAAAGGTTTGGTTTCTTAACGGAGACCTAGTAAGAATACACCATTTCAACAAGTCTAATGGGATTATGTCTGTTTATAATATTACAAAGGATCAGATTGAAAGTTGTTTAATTAGTGATTTTAAAAATAAAAGAGAACGAGCATATACCGTAGGGCAGACTGCTGATTTAGTTAATCGTCATAAAAAATATATGCCATCACTAATGAAACGAAGAATCATTCCTTTTCCAACGGGATCTCAAAAAGGTGGAGCAAGAGGATTTCA